GTTAGCGGTTCTACGGCTGGTGGTACTACTGGCGGGGCTACTGGGGCTACTACTGGCGCTACTACAGGCTCTATGCCTGGAAGTTTTGGTATTGGAGCTACAGGAGCTACAAATACAGGTGTTGGCTCTATCTATTCTGGCGCTGCCCCATCTATTCAAGGTGCTACTAACGTAGGTGCTGGTATTAGTGGTGCTGGTACAGGCGGTGGTTATGGTCTAACTGCAGGTGCTGGAGGCGGTGCTGGTATTGGTGGTGCCCCTGTATTGAATACTATTTCTGCACCTACTACGGCGGGTACTGTTGGCGGCACTGCTGGTGGAGCTGGTGGAACCACGGGTGGCGCAACGGGAGCAGGTACTAACATATTCGGTCAAACACTTGGTCAACCTGGTGTTTTAACTAATACCCAACTCGGTATGACTGCAGCTACTACAGGTCTTGCTGGTGCTATGCAAGCTGAAAGAAGCCAATTTGGGCAACCTAATGTTAGCTATGATGGTCCTCTAAAGAAAATTAAGTACGACCCAGATAAGTTCAATACTTCAAACCCTACTTACGCACCTGCCAGCGTATATCGCCCTACCTATGCGGCTGAAGGCGGTATTATGAAGTTAGCCCAAGGGGGTATGCCTGGTCCAGTTGAGCAAATGAGCCAAAACGTAACAGGTGGTTCAAGCAATATGTTCCCTCAAAGCCAGCAAGAACACACCAATTTTGCTACTCCAACACAGATGCCAACATCTGCTGAAATTATCCAATCTGACTATGACACTAAAACCAACCCTTATACAGGTGTTGCAACCGCTAATATGGCTCGTGGCGGTATTGCTCGTTTTGATGGTGGTGGCTTAGGGGCTTTAGCAGGTATGCCTAGTGGTGCTGGTACAGGCGCAGGGGCACAAACAATGGCGGATCAAGGTATTGCCGCATTAGGTCAGCAAGGTAAAAAGCGTATGCTGACGAAAGAACAAATGGACGCTATTGCTATGCAAGGCATGTCTAAACCTGCTTTACAGGATGTTTATGGTCAGATGGCTGCCCAAGGGTTATCTGCTGGTGGTTCTTTAGGAGGGTATTCTGATGGCGGTCGAATGCTTAAGGGTCCTGGGGATGGTATGTCTGACAATATCCCTGCCACTATTGCTGGCAAGCAACCAGCGAGACTTGCTGATGGTGAGTTTGTTGTCCCTGCTGACGTTGTTTCTCATTTAGGTAATGGCTCTACAGATGCTGGTGCGAAACAGCTTTACGCTATGATGAATAGGGTTCGTAAGGCTCGCACGGGTAATCCAAAGCAAGGTAAGCAGATTAAACCAGCTAAGTATATGGCTGCTTAATGACGATAACAGTTAAACCAGTAGGTACTCAGCATGTCCATCAAGCATGGCCTCTGGTAGAAGAACTGTTTGAAAAAGCTAATAAATATGACTCAGGCGACTATACGCTAGATCAGATTAGAAGTTTACTGGCTAACGGTTCATGGGTATTATTAGTAGCAACAGACGAAGAAAATAAGATTCACGGTGCGGCATCTATAAGTTTTTACAATATGCCTAACTACCGTGTTGGATTTATTACTGCAATGGCTGGTAAAGCGATTGTGAATGAAGATGTATATGGGCAGGTTTGTAGCTTTATAAAGGCGAATGGGGCTACAAGAGTTCAGTGCGCTGCTAGAGAATCTGCAGCCAGACTGTATAAACAGGTTGGTATGGAAGAGCGCCACATTATTATGGAAACTAAGCTATGAACTTTTTAAATTTTTGGAAATCGTTCTTTTTACCTATCCGACTCTATACTGGTAGTTCTGGTGGTGGTGGCGGTCCAACTCAGACGAACGTACAAAATACCAATATTCCTGAGTATGCTCGTCCATATGTAGAAACCATGCTTGGCACTGCTGAGCAACAAATTTATAAACGTAGCCCTGCAACTCCAGCTACTTATGATGAAAACGGTAACGTAGTAACCCCAGCTAGTGGTGGAGAAGTTACTGGGTTTAAACCGTATGTACCTTACGGTGCAACAGTTGATGCCAACGGCAATATTACTAATACAGCGCAAGAACAAGCCGCAGCTGCCGTAGCTCCATTTAGCCCATTACAGCAGATGTCTTTCTACAATGCTGCTAATTTAGGACTTCCTGGTCAGTACAACACAGGTACAGGTTATGCCGCATTAGGTGGTATCGGTGCAGCTAACGTAGCAGACCGTGCAGCTAACGTTGGTAATCAGTACAACATGATGGCAACAAACCCATACGCTACTCAAGCGTTTATGTCGCCATATATCCAGACTGCACTTCAACCACAACTTGCAGAAATGCAACGTCAGTACGATATTACTGGCAATCAAATGAAGGGTCAGGCAGTAGGTCAAGGCGCTTTTGGTGGCAATCGTGCAGCTTTACAACAAGCTGAAAACCAGCGTAATAAGAACATGGCTATGAATCAAGCGATCGGTTCTGGTTATCAAAATGCTTTCCAAGCTGCTCAACAAGCTCAGCAATATGGTGCTAACTTAGGTTTGCAAGGTTACGGTACTGCGCTTCAAGGTACAGGTCAGTTAACTAATGCTGGTACTGCTTTAGCTAATATTGGTTCTCAGCAGTTGCAGGGTCAGCAAGGTATTTTAGGCTTGCAGAATCAGATGGGTTCTCAGATGCAGACCCAGCAGCAAAATATGGTTAACCAAGCTATGCAGAACTACGCTATGCAGCAGCAATACCCACAACAACAGCTTTCCTTTATGTCTGGATTGCTCCGTGGTTTGCCTTTGCAATCAGCTACTACACAGTCTTATCAGGCGGCTCCATCGGCTATTTCTCAGTTGTCAGGTCTTGGTTTAACTGGCGCTGCAGCTTATGGTTTGATGAAGAAAAAAGGTGGTGTCATTAAGTCCTATGCCGAAGGCGGCGATGTAAATATGGACCCAGATGGTAATGACTTTGAAGAAGCGGAAGGCTTTGTAAGCGGTGGTATTGCTGAGGCTATTACTAACAAGGTTCGCATGAACCCTAATGGTTACTCTAAACAAGCTATTGATAAGAGTACTAAAGACGGTATTGTTGATGACTTAGTAGGTCTTGCTGCTATCCAAGAAAAGAACAAGCAGGAAAAAGAACTCCAGCAGCAACAAGCTATGATGCAACCAAAACCACCAACAGTTAAGGACCAGATCCTAGCTGAACGTGCCGCACTAGAGCAACAACGTCAACAAGGTATTGAAATGGCTCAAAGTAACCTGCCACAGGAATATGCAGGTGGCGGTATTGTTGCTTTCGGTGATCCAGAACTCAATCCTAATGAAGACCAACAAGTTCGTGACCCTGTAGGTGAAGGTATTGTTAACTGGTGGAAATCCCATACTATGGGCAGCCCAGAGGCATTACAACGTCAAGGCGCACTTACACCAGAACAAGCAGCTGCAGCCCGTGCTAAACAAGATCTTATTGGTAAACAAGTTGAGACAAGCAATGCTGCTTATATGTCTGGCGCTTTAGATAAACCTAAAGATACAGGTATCAAGATTCTTGGACCAAGCGCACCGACAGTTAAACCTTCTACTGGATTGGAAAAACTTACTGGTGCTCCAGAAATGAAGACTGATACTGGCGGCATCGACGAAATCATTAAGCAAGCAGTTGGTGATATTAAAGAAAGCGCTAAAGGCAATGCTGATGCTCGTAAAGAAGCTAAGTTAATGGGTATGTTAGGCGCTGGTCTAGGTATTATGGGTGGCACATCTCCATTCGCTGCGGTTAACTTTAAAGGCGCTATGCCAGCACTTCAAGGCTACCAAGAAGAGATGCGGGGCATTCGTGCTGATGAAGCTAAGCAACTAGGTCAAATTGCTGCCCTCAACCTTAAAGGTGTGGAACTCAAACAAGAACTCAAGAAATTGGGTATTACTGAGAAGCACTATAACGACTGGCGTGATATTTACTTGGCTAAAGCTAGTCGCCCAAGTGGTACTGCTGGTATGGGTAGTGTGTCTAGTTCTGTTGTGCAGGGTGAGCTTAACAATATGGAAGGCTATCAGTCTAATCCAGCTAGTGCACCGTTCTTTAAGCAGTTGCCACAGGACGCTCAGATTGCTCTGACTAGAACTAAACCTGGCACTCCGTCATACGATAACAGCATGAAGTTATTTAATCAGTACGGAAATCAATATTTGCAGAATAGGTTGAATATAATGAGAAGCTATGGGGCTAAACAGTTCCCAGGTGCAACCTCACAAATGATAGAACCTTAAGGAGCAGTTATGCCACGGGTAGAAATTCCTGGAGTAGGCATTGTCAATTTCCCTGACAATATGCCACACGATGAAATTATGTCTCGTGCTGAGAGTATGCAGTCAAATGCAAACGCTCCGCTCCTCAATCCTAAAGATTTACCAGCATGGGATTTGCTTAAAGGCGGGGCTTCTCGTGGTTTAGAGGGTCTTAAAGGTACAGCTTTTGATTTGATTCCAGCTTTAGCTGGTTCGGCTCTCGGCTTTAAACCCTATGCTAAAGAGCAACTGCAGGAATATAAAGAGCGCATGGCGGCTGAAGAAGCTATCCATCCTACGGCTTATAAAGGTTTTGAAGACATTAAAGGTGTTGGTGATGTTGGTGGTTTCCTTGCCGAAACTACTGGTGAACTAGCACCTGATATTGCGTCATTCTTATTAGGTACTGGAGTCGGTACTACTGTAGGTAAACGTCTTGCTACTAAAGGTGCCCAGCAAGCTATCGAAAAACGTGCTGCTGGCTTAGTAGCTAAAGAAGGTTTAGAAGGTGAAGCTGCTAAGAAAGCTGCTGAGGACTTAGCTAGTCGTGCAATCGGCATGGGTGTTAAAGAAAATGCCGCAGCTAGAGGCGCTGATATTGGTGGCAAAATTGGTTTATTCGGCACATCTATGGCTCAGAGTATTCCTGAGACCTTTAACAATATCTATGAAGAAACACAGGATTTAAGTCCTGGAATTGCTTTGACCCTTGGTACTTTGAAGGGCGCATTAGATACCTATTTACCTGGCAAGATCTTAAAACAACTTGGCCCATCAGGTAAGGACCGTCTTGCAGCAGCAATGTTAGAGAAGTCTACTGTTGTTCCTACCCCATGGAAACGTGCTTTTATTGGTGAAGCAGTAAAAACTGTAAGTGGTGAAGCTGCAACTGAATCAGCACAACAAGCTATTGATGTATTGGCAGCGCAGCTTGCTGGAAGTAAAGACCCATTTTTTTCACAAAAGAATATTGATAGTATCCTTTGGTCTGGTTTAAAAGGCGCAGTGGGTGGTGGTACATTTGGTGCTCCTGGTGCAGCTATCGAAGCTCGTCGTAGTGAACAAGCGGCTACCCAAGAAATTGCACAGCGCCAAGTGCTAGAACAACAAGCTGCGGAAAAAGCACGTCAGGAAAAAGAACAAGCTGACCAGCAAGAACTTGCACGTCAACAACAAGCTACTGGTGATTTGTTTGGGCAAGAAGTACCACAAGGTCCTGTTCGTCCATCTACTACCGTAGCCGAAAGAGAACGTGCTGCTGACCCAGTAGGTGCAATGATTGGTGACTTAGTTCAGCAGTTCCAAGCTACTAAGAACCCTACTGAACAAGCTGCTATTGCAGAAAAACTAAAACGTATTGAAGATTCTTTACCTTCTCAGTCGCATGAGAAGCAGATGCTTTTGGATTTGCTTGGTCCTTTACTTGGCTACACCCCTGGAAAAGCCTATCCTACACAGTCTATTGATACATCGCCGATTACAGTAGATCAGCAAGGTGTTGCCAGAACTGCACAGCAAGCAGAAGCCGAGCGCACTACACCACAACAAGTTGAAGGTTATCAACCTGATCTGTTCCCACAAGAACTAGGTTTGGCTCAAGCCCAAGAACGTGCACAAGGTTTACCATCAACAACCGAACAAGCACTAGCTGGTCCTCCTACTGGTCCACTCGCTTCACGTGAATTTACGACTTCGGGCTTAACACCTGACGTAGCGCAAGCGCAATTTAAAACTAAACTAGATGCCCCTTCTTTACAGGGAACTGGTCTCAAACCACAATCTGGTTTCTTTAAAAAACTTCTTAACAAAGACTTGTCTGATCCAGCGGACCAGGCAGCGGTACGAGACATACTTGTACAAGTTAGACAAAATCCAAACATTGCCGATTCGACAAAGAAAGCCGTTGAGTCCCTTGCTATGCAAGCGTTTGCTGCTTTAAGTCAGCAGACTAGAGTAGTAGGACCACAAGGCGGTATAAGGAGAGACGTAAATTATGGAAGCACTAGATTTGGATCACCTGCAGTTACAGCAGATAGAACAAGCGTTCAAGTTCCTAGTGAACAGGTATCAGAGCCTACCCAAGGAGTTGGAGAACTTGAGCAACAAGGATTGGGACCAACTGGAGGCATTACTAGCGAGTCTGGAAACGGAGAAGCAGTTCAGCCAGATACATTAACTAAAGAGGAACAAGATGCGCTTAACGCTGAACTGGCTGCGACGCAAGTGGAAGGAAAGCCTACAGGTGAGGAAAGCACTGCTACTGGAACTACTGAAGGAGCTGGTGAAGTGGGCGATTTGGCACGGACTGAATCTACTGCTGAAGCTGCCCCTACCGAAGAAGTGGCACCAGAGGTTGTTCCTCAAGCTACTGAGCGTGTATTAACTAAGCCAGAAAGAAAGTTCTTAGAAGACCACGTTCTTAATCTTAAAGCCGAAAGAAATTACGTAAAAGACCCAGAGGCTAGAGCAGCTATCGACGCTGAAATTGCCGCTACTAATGCTCAGCTTAAAGAAGGTAAGTATCAAGTTATTGAGCCAGAGCAGAAGCCATTTACAGGTGACGTTGCTAAGTTAGCTAAAGACCTTCGTGCCGCTTTGGATAGAATGGGGTTACATAGCGTAGCACTAAAACTTGAGCAAGAGATTAAGAGAGAATATAAAGGTAAAGTAACTTCTCATCGTGGTGAGTATCGTCCTTTTGAACGACTAATCAGCCTTTCCTTAAAAGCAGGACCAGATTTCTTCACCACCCTAAACCACGAAGCTATCCATGCTATGCGTGATATGGGCATATTCTCCTACGGCGATTGGAAAATCCTAAGTGGGATGGCAAAGAATAAGTGGATTAAGCAATACGATATTGAGAAAAGATGGGGTGATACATCTGCAGTTGCTGACCCAGAGGGTATTGCGGAAGAAGCCGTTGCTGAAGCCTTTAGACATTACCAAGACCAAACTCCACACGTACAGTCTATTCTCGAAAAGGCAATAAATACCTTACGTAGAATCGGTAACTGGGTGCGTGGCTATGGTTATAAAACATCAGAAGATATTTTCGGCAAAGCTGCTAGTGGGCAGTTAGCTAAAGACCGTGCTGCTGTTATCGAAAGATTTGAAAAATACGCAGACACTCGCATTAGTTCTGAAGTTAAATACCAAGTAGCTGAACAAAGTGAAGTCTTCACAGGCATGGATAAGGTCATTCGTGACATCCCTAAACTAAGTGACTCACAGAAAGCTGCCGTAAGCGAAGGTGTTAAACGTGCTGGCGGTGCAGCAAAATCAGGAATCTTGTCCATGCTACCTATGCACGCTTTAGGTGAAGTAGCTGACGCAGTATTTCCTGGTCTTGGCACTAAGTTCAATCGTCTAATCAACGAGCGTAGTGGCTATCAAGATAAGCTAAATCGTGGCACAGATGCTGTTATCGAAGAAGCCAAAAAGGCTATTAAAGAAAAGCCAGAGCAACGTGACGCATATAACAAACTTGTTAATACAACTACTGTTGAAGAAGTCGATCCGACTAAGTCTCGTTCTGAGTATCTAAAAGACCCAGAGAAGTTAGCCAAGTACGATGAACTTGTTAGGGAATATAACAAACTAGACAAGGTCTGGAAAGAACTGTACGTCACTATGCGTGATGGCTATAAGCAGATGTATGAGGAAGTTAAGAAGGCTATTACTACTCGTATCGACGATACCGATTTGGACGAAGGTACTAAGAAGAGCGTTAAGGATAGCGTTCTAGCTAAACTGGCTGAGAAGGGCATGATTGAGCCATACTTCGGTTTGGGTCGTGAAGGTTCTTACTGGTTAGCTGCAGACTACAAAGATAAATCTGGTCAGCAACAGACTACTGTTGAAGCCTTTAAATCTGAGTATGAGCGTAAAGTTCGTATGGAACAGTTGCAGAAAATGGGTGCTTCTCGTGTTGAGCCTTATGCCAACATAGCCGAAGTTAACTATCGTCGTGCTCCTACAGGTTCATTTGTTAATAGCGTATTAAACATCCTAGAGACAAACAAACCAAAAGAAGGACCTGCAGCTGCACGTTTCGAAAAAGCTATTGACGAGATGATGCGTCTGTTCTTGACTACATTACCTGAGACAGCATTTGCACAGTCATTCCAAAAGCGTAAAGGTACTGCTGGTTACATGGAAGATACCGTTGGTGTGTTTGAGCGCAAGATGCGTAATACTGCTCATCAAGTAGCTAACATGGTCTACAACCCTAAATTAACAGGGGCAGTAGATGCTATGCGGGAAAAGACTGTTGAAGCAGGTAAAACTGGCAAGGATAATCAACTAGAGAAAAGCTATTTAGGTGAGTTTGAAAAGCACTTGAACTATGTGCTTAGCCCAACCAAGAACGACATCGGAAGTATCTTAACCTCCGCAGCGTTTACTTACACTCTCGGCTTTAACTTGTCATCTGCCCTCGTCAACATGGCTAACGTGCCGATGATCGTAGCTCCATATCTTAAGGGGAAATACGCTGATTCGAATGTGGCCCGTGCTATTGGTGATGCAACTAAGTTATTTACTGGCAGTGGCTTAAAAACCAATATGCCTGTAATCGGTGCTAACGGTAGAACTACTGGCATGCGTGTAATGCCTTCTATTACTAACTACGCACCTGACTCAGAAATGGGTAAACGCTATGCAACTTTGATTCGTATCGGCAACGAGCAAGGGCAGTTCAATCGTTCCCAGCTGTATGAAATCATCAATGGCGATACTCGCACAGGTGTAATGGCTAAGTTCAATGCTATGTCTGGCTGGATGTTCCACCACGGTGAGCGTATGAACCGTGAAGTTACGATGGTTGCAACTTACAACCTCGAAATGGAGCGTCTTAAGAAAGAAGGGATTACTGGCGAACAAGCAGAAATCCAGGCAGCCAACACCGCTATTTACACAAACGAGTTAACCAACGGTGGTATCTCTGCCGCTGCAGCGCCACGTATTGCTCAGAATCCAATCGGTAAGATGTTCTTCATGTACAAACGCTACGGTGTTTCTATGTACTACATGATGTTCAAGACCGCTAAAGAAGCCCTTAAAGGTGAAACTCCAGAAGCTCGTAAAGCCGCATTTAGGCAGTTGGGTGGAATCGTCGGTATGTCTGCATTGATGGCTGGTGCACAGGGTATCCCAATGTTCGGTGCTTTGTCCTTAATCTATAGCTTGTTTACAGATGATGACGAGGACGATTTGGATGCAGTTACTCAGAAGGCTTTGGGTGACTTCCTCTATAAAGGTCCAGTTGAATACGCAACCAACCTAGCTATTGCTGGTCGTATCACTTTGAATGACTTGATTATTCGTGATGCTCCTAAAGGTAGTGCATCTACTTTCTCCCAGCAAGTAGCCCAAGCTCTAGGTGGTCCTGTATTAGGTGTTGCAGACCGAATCCAGCGTGGTTATAGCAAGATGAACGAAGGTAATATTGAACGTGCCATGGAAGACCTCCTACCGTCCGCTATTGCCAATGGATTCAAAGCATACCGCTATGCTACTGAAGGTACTAAAACCCTGCGTGGCGACCCTATTACAGGCGAGGTTAGCTTGTATAACTCAGTCGGTCAGCTCTTTGGATTTGCTCCTGCCGATTACACTCGTCAGCTTGAAATCAATGCCCGTGAAAAAGGTATTGATAAGACTATCAGCACTCAAACTAGCAAGCAAAAGCAGAAGTATTACATTGCCAAGCGTGAGGGTGATGTTGAAGGTATGAACGCTGCTAAAGAGAAGCTATTGGAAATGGGTGCTAAGCATCCTGGACTAGGTATCACTCCTGGCACGGTTAATACAGTAATCAAAAACTCTGTAAAAGCCCAAGAACGTGCCACTAAAGAGATGATTCATGGTGCACGGTATAACAAAAAGCGCCTTAAAGAAGTCCAAGAATCAATGGCTGAATACGAAGACTAGAAAAAAATCCCCACGGTTAGGTGGGGATTCAAGGGGTGTTCCTCACGTTTGAGAACTAGCAACAGGAGAATGTTGCATGGAAAGTATATTACAGAATCCGCCAAAAACGCATACCTAATTTTCCAGATTCGATTCTGTCGAACCCTTTCAACTGCATTTGCTTACGTTTTGCAACCATTTGCATCTGTTTCTTCAACCTTGTTAAGTTAACAGCAGGTATAAAAACTGAAGTGCCTACCTCAAAAGCACCCCAGTTTATGTCAATAACCACACCATCAGGACAGACTTGGCCCTCCCTCATCACCTTCAAGAGCGGCTTTATGTTGCGCTGCGGATGCGATTTCTTCTTCTCTGTCATCATCTAGGAACCCTTCACAGTTAACCCATAGTACGTCTGCGGATGGCAGACTCATACGAGTACCTTTACCCATACGTTTCTTATCAATCTTGGCTTTAGTTCTGCCACGTTTCAAAGAGTCAACAAACCCCTCGTAGTTGATTTGTTGTTTGGTGCACCATTCTTTCAATGGCTTCATATACAGGAACAACATCTTAACGTCGTACTCATACCGTGCCACTAAAGAAATACGTGGTGTCGCATCGGGAATAACCAAGTGATCTAGGTCGTTCTTGCCAATATGACGTGCATCTTCGGTACTCTTAATACGTAAGACGTTGTTGTAGTTCTCAGCAAGGTAATTAGTCAGAGTACTTTCGGCATCAACATCCATAGATTTAACTTGTTGTTGAACGCTTTCCACTGCTTCTTTAGCCCACTTCACCACAGGTTTAATGTCGTAGTCTATTAAGCCAGCCTTCTTAGCCATCATCAAACCCATAATGGCATTCGTTACCAGTACGGAATGGAATCGGTCTGAAGGTGCAAAGTTACATGCCTTGTCCAATTTCTGTTGAGTAACTTTATACAGAGTCTTGACCCCTTCAATGTCGCTCATAATCATTTGGAGGTAAGGTATGCAAGCATGCCCATAGTTATTAGCTAACTGCTCGCTCAGTAAGTCGGTTTCTTCTTTCTCTAAACCAAGTACAGGTCTTGCCCGTACTTCAAGAAGTCTCATAGCTTCACCTTTTGGGAGTGCTTTGTAGACTGCTATCTTCTCCATCATTGAAGCATTACCTGTTGTTACGGCATTTTGCTTCCATGGCTCACCACGGGTACGCTCAAGGTTGGAACTGCCTGACATACGGTTTCTTTGCGAGCCTGATGTGTATTGGTACAAGAAGTCGCTCAGGTCTTTAGCCGTTGAGTTTGTTACCTCATCCCTAAACAAGCACAGATTTTTTTGGATTTCGGCACGGTTCATAGTACTAGCCATGGTGTCTGACTCTTTAACTACTAAGCGCCCTGGGTTGCCCCATATACTTGCGCCAGCAATCATAGAAGTTGTTTTACCGATACCTGACTCAGGGCTAAATATGTGCAGAACCGAACCGTTAATCGTGGTGAAGTCCGCAAATATAGAGCCGAATCCTAATCCAATAGCAAACTGATGAAGCTCCATTCCAGGCCGATTGTAGAAATTCATAGCCTCTTTCCATACTTCCATTGAGCCTTTTGGTTTAAAGGCATCAAACATCTGCACGGTGGCAGAAGATGGGGGGTTATGGTCTACACGGTCAGCACTAATTTCTTTATCACCCAATACAAAGGATTGATGCTTTTCGTCAGTCCAACCGAATTGCCTACGAGCAGTGTCCGCTTTGGCATTATGTTGCATGTGGTTTACCCAAGTTGTTACGTACGACATAATCTCGTCCGTCTTAATAACCGCTACGCCATGTGATGACATGTATTTGCGTATCTCGTCCTTCGATGTAACCGCTGATAGCGGTACTGTGAACTCTTTAACACCATCTTTTGGAAGGTGCAATCTAACTACTACGGCTTCTCCGACATCGGAGTCCAATAAACGACGTGTTACATACAGGTCGTTGTGATAAATCATTACTTCAATTTCGTCTTCTTCCTTGATGATGCGCTTGAAAATGCCACCATTCTTGCCACGGAAGTACGGCTCAGGATACTTAGGAATAACGTATGTCTGTGTGTGCCCTTGATCTACATCTGCAGGGGTATCTTCTACTATGTTGTCTTCATCTGTTGCTTCTTGTACTTCACGACCCAGCACGATAGGGGACTTTAGAACACCTTTATGTGGGCATCCATCGCATCCGCCTGGGTTAAATTCTTCAAACTTTAAGCATGTATATGGTCCACCTTTGATGTTGCGTACCTTGCGGTCAGCAAACATGGGGCTGTATTCGGGGTGATGCTCGGATATTTTTTCAATCGCTTTATCCGCATCTACACAAAATTTGGCAATAGATAGCCCTGCTCTCCACATCGGTTCAGACATGGTTGCTTGGTTCTCATAAATATACTTTAACTGCTGACAGCCGTCACCATCTTTTGTTTTCATCATGATGGTTCTAAACCGATTCGTGTAGTTACCTAGGATGGCTTTGGTAACTTCATCCATTTCTCCTCGTGGGACATAGGATGGTCGGGTTAGTATTGGCTCACCAATAACATCTTTTATTGTGTCTAGTTCGTAGGATGGCCCCTGGGAGCCGATTAAAGTTACGTCCCTAGCTACATCGTCTTTAAAGTTTAAAGTTCCTGGGACTCGTAGGATTCGTACCGAATCTGCCGTAACAACGGGGTCAGCAAACAAGTCGTTATCGTCGCACATCTTCTTTAGCTTCTCAGCCAAAGGCAACCATGTTTCACGTGAAACAGGCTCAGTCAAAGGCCAGTATGCGTGTATACCCCCACCAGAGTTGACTAGTGTTGGTCTCGGCATATTGGTTTCTTTACAGAAAGCCTTAAGCCCTACAAGAGCTTCTGCCTGTGTTTTATATGGCTTGCTTGGGCCGCAGTCGAGATCAACAAACAACGACCTAAGTTGTTGTACGTTTGCCGTCTTTCGTGACTTCCCATCTTTGAACGTAGCTAACGCATAGTAAGCGTTATAGCCCTCGTTCTTTAAGTTCTCAGCAACAGTCGCTGCATCTTCAAGCCGTTGGAAAAACTTTTGGACAGGTTTGTCCGAGTCTTTCTTTAACCCAACTATGCAGTAGTATCCTTCGTCGCCAAGGACTTGCTGTAAAAAATCTAAATTGTTCATAGCCACCTTTGAAGGTGGGGTACTCACGCCCCATGTATGTGAAGCATGTTTTAAAAAATGCGCTTTCCCCCAAAACCGTTATTTAAGCATCATCCCATTCGCCAACTAGGTCTTCTAGTTTAGGCTCATTCGCCACAGGGGCTTTCTTAGGTGGAGCTTTCTTCGGTTCTTCAATAGCTTCTACTTCTTCCGCTTCGACTTTCTCAACCGCAGGTTTTGGTGCGGCTAATGCGTTCTTAACGGCTGGCTTGTCTTTAACACCATCAGTCTGTGCCACAGTCAATGTGATAGCGGCAATAGCTTCGGGTGAATCCTTAAGTTCTTGAACTTTGTGGAACTCATCTTCAGTTACAGGACGGACAGGTTTAAATACTAACTTTGGTGTAGGACTTGCTGTGTCAAACCTCATCTCGGTAACGACTCCAGTAATAGGAGTATCGTGACTCTTCAAATGACGAGCATATGCTTGTAAGGGCAGTTTACCTTTCTCACCATCACCGAATACAGAAGTAGGCGGCAATACGAGTTGATACACTTCACCTTTGTCGACTTCGCCATCAATAACTAAAGCTAAGCGTTGTTGATAACGGCAAGCACGGCTATCACCTTGACCAGAACCCTTGATGTTTTGTGGGCAAGTTAAGCAGGTGGCTGATTGCTTATCTTTGACCTTTTCATCAGGACGCTGGGAGTCGGATGACCAGCAAGTTGGGGACACTGCTTCACCTTCGGTATAGCTTCCAGCGTAGTAGATACGGGACACTTTCGGTGCAGCTTTGATAATCACGACGTTCATAGAACGTTCTTCAGATACACGGTACTCTTTACCACCAATAAATTCACGGAATACACCGCCTTTGATGGAAATACGACGAGAACCTAAACCACCTTCGCCTGTACCAGCTAGGGCATTGGTTGCGTCATCTGTTGCAGTTTGTAGGTATGCAGGTAAACCACCTTTAAATAGAGCTAAATCACTCATGCTAATTCTCCTTAAATATCTTCGTCAGGGTTAAAGTTAAGAGCCATTTGTACGGAACCTGCAGGTACATTGACCGTTAGGCTACCGTCGGCTTCTTCTCGTACTAGTTCTCCGCCGTTTAGTTTCCGTAGAGCTTGTTCCACTTCGCTAATCTTGAAACGATATACACCGCCAAGTTTTAACGCAGGGATTAAGTTCTGTCGAATCCATGCACGGACTGTCGATACAGACACGGCAAAGTGTTTTGCCACATCTTCTATCGGGACAAACGTTTCATCCACCATTTTTACTCCTTTTTATTGTTACCGAATATTCGCTATTCGCATTCAATCCTGGCGGAAGCATGTCAGGATGTTCTTCTAAAAATGCCTTCATATTGGTTTGTTGAATACGCTTCTCCAATAGTTCGGGCACACCATGTTCAAGGATGAACTTGTGCATGGATTCCCAATCTGACGTTGCGTACATAGTCCTTACGGTTCGGTACACAGTGCCAGCCTCAGTCCTTAAACTCTCGGCTCCAATCTCCTTCATATGATTCAGAATGGCGGTCTTTACAGTCCGCATATCGTGGTCAATCTTGGAAATCTTCTCCTCAAGTTCGTGGGCTACTTCAGCTTTCTTTTCACGCATCTTGATGTAGATACGAGTGAGCTTTTCTAAAGGCACTTCTGCCTTTGATTCTACTTCTTCTGTCATAACATTCTCCTGTTAAAAACGATAACGGCTTGGTGTTATTCTCGCTATCGGTACAACTACTATACTATCAAACAATAACTTATTCAAGTAAATTCTTGTAAAGTTCAACTAACTTTACATGTTCGTCAATACGACTGTCAAGCATTTTATATAGGTGTTTCTCCGCATTTGACCCTGCCAATCTAACCACCGTAACTGGATGCCTCTGTCCAGCTCTATGCGCCCTTGCATTGGCTTGAGCGTATGTTTCTAGGCTTGGGGTAGGTCCCCACCAAATAACCGTGTCAGCCGCCGTTAAAGTGACTCCGTGAGCCGCCGCTTGTGGTTGGATGATTAGGATTCTTGGATTCGGGGTATCTTGGAAAGCCTTAAATATTTCGGCACGTTTGCCAGCAGGTACATCGCCATTGATGATCTCGGTTGTGAAGCCATCTTCTTGTAGCTTCTTGGACAGGATTTCAATGGTGTTTTTAAAGGGTACGAAGATGAGTGCCTTTTGCTTGGTTTCATCTAGCACTTCACGCATGACCTTGTAGCGGTTCTTGATGTCAAATTCTAGGGTCTCGCCCGAATCCGAATACACTGCGCCACAAGATATTTGTAGGAGTTTACTCATTCCAACTGCAGCATTTACCGCAGTGATCTGTTCTCCCACAGCAGATACAACCAACTGCTTACGAAGCAACTCGTAGTATTTCTTCTGTTGTGGAGTGAGTTCGACTTCACGGGTTACATAAGTTAACTCAGGCAAATCTAAACATTCTTCTTTTGTGAATCGGATTGCTGGTTGCAAGGCTTCGTGAACTATCTTCTCTGCGTTTGGTCGGTTTACCCAACGGAACTGCGATACCTTGTACATCACCATATCTTTGAAAGCCGAGTAGAACTTAGGCACGTTATGTGGACTAACTAATTTAGCCAAGCCATAGGCATCCACAGGGGACTGTGCGGCTGGTGTACCTGTCATCATCCATAGCCATGTGTCGTGCTTTAATATCCTATTGAGTGTTTTCCAACGTGTTGTCTGGGCATTCTTGTATGCGTTAGCTTCGTCAATAACTATTAAGTCAAAGCCACCGTTAGCGATTTCTTCTTGGACAATCTCAACCCCATCATAGTTAATGATGACAAACTCAGCGTCTGAGTTGATTATGCGAATACGTTTTTCCCTGCTGCCATACGCAATATCGACTTTGCGGTGCATGGCGAACTTAAATAGGTCTGCTCTCCAAGCCGAATCCATAATAGATAAAGGGCAGATAACCAGCACACGCTTGATTCGTCCGATGTTCATTAGGTAGTCAGCCGCCCATATTACTGAGCCTGTCTTGCCAGTACCTTGCTCGTTTAGGCAGAAGGCACGGGGGTGTAGGGTTAGGAAAGAAGCAGTAGTTTTTTGATGGTCAAATGGCTTGTGTAATCCAGGCCAGTTGTAGTGTCCGATGATTGGTGATGGGATGTTTTTTATTTGGAGATTCTTTAGAATCCGTGCTTCATCCAAGCCCCAGTTCACGGCAACTTGATTCCCTTCGAGCTGTTTGCTCTTGGGGATAACCGTCGTAACTTTGTTAGGGTTACGCAGATTTAGTAACAGAATTTTATTATTTATTATTTGCAACTATATTCTCCAGTGATGCGGAAATAGAGCATAAGTGGTGTCCACTATGCTCTATCAAATTTGTCAGTTCCCCACAGGAAATGATTATGGTGCTGACTGGTAAGGTTTATACGGAAATGATACCGTGATGCTTGCCACTCTTACCTAACGCTCGCATCTTTCAAAACAAGTAATCTTTATCTTACATCAAATTCTAAAAAGTTCAAGCCTTTTTCTTGCGTTCACGCTTGCTAGTTTCACCAACTAAATTGCTTTTACTATCACGCTTAAAGCTACGATTCTTTGACTTGCTCTGCACGGTGAATCCGTCTTTATTAGAACCACCTTTGTCGAGTGCTTTCTTGTGTGCCAAGTCTTTACCTTCACGACTTTCAGCAGTCTTATCTTTATCTGTTGGACTATCAGGATGCTTCTTGTCATACTCACGACGTAGACGTTGACGTTCCATACGGCGAGCAAGTTCGCCTCTAGCTTTTTGTTGTTCGTACTCTTTCTTGTACGGTCTTGGCTTATTTACATAAGGCATCTTAGTTCCTTCCGTTGTGCGGACATTCCATAACGAGGCAGTGTTTTTTGCACAGTCCCGAAGGGCGAGGATTCCACACATCTCTCTCGTAAGCCGTCTTCATTCTGTTGTACTCTGCCAACCACTTAGCCCACATCTTATCCTGTTTGTCGGCTTTGTACGAGTCCTTTATGAAGTTCTTACTGATAACAAAGAACAATGCACCCTGTACCTCAGTCAACTGGGGGAAATACTTGAACATGGCAAGCGCCATAAGCTCTAGCTGGTCAGTGTCCGCATACTTAGCTGACTTTCCTGTCTTGTAATCAAGGCATCTACCTTTAGTGCCATTGATGATGGCTAAATCGGCTACACCCCTCCACCAAACTTTAGGGTCGTCAAAGGCGCATGGTTCTAAATTCTCGGTCAAACCCATCTCAAGTTCGCAGTGCTTCTCACCTTCCAACTGTTTAAGGTTATCAAGTGCGTTCTTGGCAAACATGAATTGCGGTGGAATCGGCTTACCATCTCTGATATACAACTCAGCCGCTTCATGGAACTCCTTGCCGTATACAATCGCATCGGTAGGTGGCTCTTTAATATCTTTGAGAACCCGTAAGTGGTAATACTTCTTAGGGCATTGGTCAAACAACTTAATGCTTGAGTACGACCACGATATAGGCTTAGTCAAAATCCACCTCAATTTCCCATGTATTAGTGGTTACGGCACAGTTTGACCAAGGGTCATCGTTATTTATTGTTTTAGACCAATAAACCATAGCGTCAGGTATAGCCCCAGTTTTTATTATTTCATATTCTGTCATGTCATTCATCGAAGTCCACCTCTATCTCGTGTCGGTTAACATTTCCAAATACCTTCTGAGCCGCCATCAGCATATGCGCTGGCACTACTAACTTAGTAGGTGACTTACGATATTGAGACATATCCACCCCTGAGTCAATCATCTTCTTTAGCAACGATTCCAAATCAGTCTTTTCCATCGAAGTCCACCTCAATCTGATGTTTGTTTATGTCACTGTACATCGGTAGTTCATCTAATAATGTACGCACTAAGTTCATTTTTGTTTCCATCATGCTATTTGCTAGTGCTTGCATGTGTAGCTTCATATGCGTTTCGTGATTCGTCTTGTCCATCAAATTCCACCTCCGTCATGTATTGGTCAATACCCATATAGGTATCGTAAACCTCATCAAACACCTTGTTTAGACTACTTTCTACAATACTTCTAAAAGCACTTACAGTTATTGGGGTAGCCATCATTCCTCCTTAACAGGCATCCATGTTTTAACCGCACCACTCATTAAACGCATTTCGGTCTGAGCATTTAAACAATGCTCATAAGCTAACTGGAAGTTATTTCGAACCAAGGCATCGTGTGCCATTCTGATTTCTTTTAACGCATGTAAATACATTGGTGAATAATCAACCTTCATTTATTAAGTTCCTTATCTCATCTAATCTTGGTACTAAAACGTGCATCTCTCTATCTATGGTACGTTGGTCGGTCATATAATAATAATCATCTTTGTAATAATTATTCCTAGTATCACCAGCCGCTTCCACTACTCTTTTATGATTAGCTTGGCAGATTGCTTTATACTTATCTACCAAGGGTTTACCAATTTTTTGTGCATGGGACTGAGTAATCTTTAACTTCTCAGCAATTACTTTATAACTCTTACCCTCTAACTTCATACGTAAGATGTCAGGACTAACTCGTTGCTCCAGCTTGTCCTTTTCTATCCATTGATTAGCATATTCGGGGTATTCTTTAAGCCAACGTTGATAAGTTTCCTCATCAAACCAATTTGATCTATTACCACAAATTGTCTCAACAATCCCCATAGCTTTTCCCATATCCTGATTCACAACTTACTGGTAATCCATCTGCCCACTCAGGTGTCCACTTCATACACTCTTCAATATAGGCTTGGGCTTCCAGCACTTCTTCATCTTTTACTACACAGGCAATAGCATCGTGTACTGTTAGTACAACATCGTAACGCTTGGCTATACGAATCATCTGCTCACCAATGATGCAACGAGCAATAGCTTGGCATACGTTCTCGATTACTTTACCACCATAGATTTTATTCCAACCGTACCGAGTTTTGTATTGGTACTGCATACCCTTTTCGTCTCTGAGGGCTACTAGCTGGTCGTAACGCATGAGCAAACCACTAGGCAGTCTTATACCTTTCTCACTTGGAACTAAAGTCAGTA